TGTTTGGCTTCGAGTTCAGCGATGCGGGCTTTAGCCGCCGCTAGTTCTTCCTCTACGGTTTTTTCAACCTGCTCTTCAGGTGCCGTGGTAGTTGTTTCCTCCATATTGGAGTCCTCCTCGGTCAGCGATTTGTCGAGAACCCTCTGAACTTCAGATTCGGATGCTGATTTCATAACGAGCCAGCCTTCATGTAGATGAGCGGGATGGTCTACACCGCTTGTCTCTTCAATGGATAAGTTTACCATTTTACGAGTACGGGGTTTTGCCAAAGTTTGCTCCTAACAACTAGAGGCAGTTTTTTAGCGTCGGGCTAATAAAACTAACCTCGGGTCTTGACGAATGAAGAATACCATAAGTGTAATTCGAGCCTTTTATTGATTAGCCATAACCCTTGTCTTGGCTAAGGCTTCAATGAGATTGGGCGAAACCCACATTGAAAAAGGATTCTCATTAGCCCAAAAACGAGCCAATCTAAAGTGAAAATCGTTGCCATCAATCTTCGACCAAACAAAAAAGGCTTGTGAGTCGTGAGGCAGGTCTACTTGAATTCCAGCATACCCAGGCGGGGTTGTAACTTTTTCGGCTTGAAGATTCATTGATTTGAGGACATCAAGAGTGTCATCAATTATCGACTTCATCATTAGCCTTTTTTCTTCCTTGGGTAATCCATTGTATCCATGTACTTTGGGTCATCGTAATCTAAATCTTCAAACTCACCCTCAGAATCATCATTGTAAGGAACAAAGTTAGATTTTAGATTTTTTGGTTCTGAATCATTTTCGCCTTCCGAATCATCACCTTTACGCCAATCGCCATGACTTGATTGGTCATGGTCACCATGTTTTTCAACTTCGGATTTATTTAGTGTAGACATCTTGTGACCAACTTTTGTACCTGTTGGTTTTCCATCTCGATATAAAACAATCAATACCGCGGGGTCATCTTCTGTACCTTGAATGTTGAAAGATGAATCAGGAACATTGATTTGACCTGAGCGTTCAATTCTAAGAACTTTTCCCTCAGCCTTACCGCCTGAAGAACTCCACGAAACTTTATCTCCGACAGAGATAGCCTTGCTAATTTCTAATTTTTTTTTTCTTCAACTGCCTTGTTGATTGTATTTCCGAGACGGCGCATTGCCTCTTGAACCATAGTCTTTGCGTAACCGCTCAAACCTTTGAAACCAAACTTGCGGACATCTTCTTCAATCATCTTGAATTCATCTTCGTCCATACCTGCTAGCGGACCCTTGCGAAGTTCGCCTAACATTCTCAAGTCTTTTTTCATATAGTTTCGTCCTTTTTTGGCTTCTTCTTCTGCGGGTTCATAATTGTATCAATATGTACATCCGACACCGTTGGGTCATTTTTCTCTAAGTCAATATCGACAAATAAACGCTCGGCTTTTCCACCGATTGAATACCCACGAATCTTTCCTTCTTGAACCATTTCCCATGCCCAAGGTTCCCAAATGACAGCAACTACATCACGGTTATGTTGTAAACGGATACGGCGGTCATTGCTTCGAACATAATCCCAAACTGCTCTTTGTAATTCATCGGAATCTGTCCACTCTCCATGAGCATCTTCCATATCAGGGATGTACATGGCTCCAAGGGTGTAACGCTTTTCCCCTTCGGCTTTCTGTAAATCAAACTTACCTAAAGCCTTTGTTGCTTCCTCAGTAAAGGCTTGAGGGAAAATCTGACGAGCAACTTCTTCAGATATTTCTTGGAAATCACCTTCGCCTTGTGTTAGATAACGAACAACATCGGCATCAGGATTATTTACCCAAGAACTACCGCGTGAATCCCATCTATCTTCAAGCATCTCTGTATCGCCAACCTCAAAGCGATAAATGTTTATCGCCTCATTATTAGCCCCTAGTTTTGCGAAATACCGCATACGGCTATACCTCCTCTCGTTATTGTCCATATAATATCAACCCCAGTTGATTTAGTCAATCCAGCCTGTTGAGCCGTCTCGTAGGTTTGAACTACAAGGGTTCCGAGGGTCAAAAGTTTGCCCATATTGGCAGGGCGTGGAATTGCCTTAGCCTTTTCGACCATGCCATCCCACAATCTACGGCGTTCAGTATTATCTGTTGAGGTTCTATAAGCCTCGTAATCTGTATGTAAATCAACCTCTTTGACTTTGTGAGATTGTGGTGTGTGAAGTTGTAATTCGACCTTTACGCCGTCTTTGCTAAGTTTGATATTCGTACCATCGTAGGGGTCACCTGCTTGCCAAAAGTTTTTGACTGATTCAACTTTCCACCCAGTTGCTTCCAAAGCATCAACGGTTTTTTCTACTCCATCTGTGTAGTTTGCTTCATCAACATTGAGTGTGTATCGAACAGCATCAGAAATTGCGTTCGCC